CAGTTAGCATAACCATATGCTCTTCTATTGATAGGTATGCCATACACATCATACCCACCATGATTTACGCATCTAAGGGTAAGATAGTTCATGTCTTCAGGCATATCCTCATCTTTAAAGAAAATAGCCATTCCAGTTGCGAACAAGGCTCTTTCCATGAATATATAGTTGCAACTATCAGGAAGCCCATTCCACTCAAACATGGAAATTGATAATTCTGTGAGCCTTTTAATATAAAAGTCTTCTGCAAGTATATTTCGCCTTGCACTCTCACCAAAATATGTTTTAATTTTTCTACTCATGTTATACCTCATGGCGTAACAGGTGCATTATTATTTGAATAATCACCTATTGTATCATTCTTGTTCCAGAAACGGATGCCATTATTAAAGATGTTTTCGATAAAACTTGCATCATCAGCAGGAATAGCACCGTCAACTTGGCAACCGATTGTTTTTACATATGTCCAGTGTGGTCTTGCATTCATATTAGGTGTAGCAACTTCATTGATTTTGTACCCAAAAGCTGTGAAATAATCATCAATCACTTTTGCGTATTCCCTTGTGATGGTTTTCCCAACGAACCAGAAGTCTTTCATCTGAAAACCAAGTGGTCTTCCAAATAATGCACTTGTACCCTGCGCACCACCTGCTTGTGGTGGTTTTCTTGCATAGTCGCTCATAGTTCCAAGCATTCTTGCAACCTGTTGTATGCCAGAAGTGCCAGGTGTTAGTTCCATTCCTAATGAACCACTTCTATTAAAATCACTGTTCATTTGTATTAATGCTGACAGTGCATTAGCAGCTATTGATGATTTATTCTGTGCTAAATAAGCCTTAAAAGCATCAACATTATAACTGCACATAGGAAAATCACTCATGCTCATTTTTTCAGTTATATTTTTTGATAAATTCTTGTAGTTAACTGGAGCGCAAATGATTTCAGTTGACAACCCTGTACAACCAATAAATTCAAACTGTGCAGAATTACCACCAAAAAACTCATACCGAAAATCAGCAAAGTTGCCTTCAAGGTTTGTCACCTGCAAACTTTTATAAGGAAAAGTAAATAGTTTGTTATTTCTGACATTTGTATAGCCATCAATATCTGTGTATGGTTTAGTGAATGTTTGTGCCTTTTCAACTGTACCTTCATTAGCAAATGTCATAAATGAACGTGGCACAATAGCTATACCAACAATGCCATCTGACTTTCCTTCTTCAGTTGCGTGTGCTATCCAAGTGTTAAGTTCCTGCACTGAGTCTGTGTATGAATATTTTATACCTGAGTAAATACCACCATACGTTTCACCCTGCACATCTGTAACAGGGTCTTCAGGGTCAAATGTAGAAGCAAAGCAATAGTAGAACCCATTACTGCCTATAAAGCCTGATGATATACAAAATTCATCAACATAGTCACCACATGGAATGTTTTCATCAATGATATGTTCACCAATAACATCACTTGTTGTATGCTGTCTCTCAATAAAGCACTCACCAAGTGTAAACTTACCCATCCAAGTCATCAGTGGGTCAAGTTCATAATGGATACAACTACACTCATTATTGATATACTCAATATTCTTAATGAATGCATAAAACCATTTGTTTTCGAAACTGGTATTCTTAAAGCGCATATACCTCGCACTATATATCTGGCTCATAGGCAACTGCACTTTTACCTGATTTCTTTCTTCTCTTAAATAGCTTAAAGGTGTAAAGCTGACGCCCACTTTAGGCAAAGCCGTAAAGTAGGCATCCTTACCATTTGCGCCTGTTTCGGATGCAAAATAGTATGTGTCTGTGTAGTTATCACTAAGCCCTACATCTCCAAACAATTCTATAATACTGTTTGGTGCAACGTATGCCATAATATCTCCTTATGCTTCAGGATGAATTTTTGAAAATACAAACGAACAGTAGAAAGCGTTATACCCTCTGGGTGTTGCTTGTTTCAATGCGTTATGATGATAAGTAACTACACCGTCAGTGTCAATCTTTAGTATTATTGCATTTGGGTACTGGTCATTATCAGGTGTTTGCAGGTTAACAGCAAGACCAGTACAGTACACATCTCTTGCAGGTTTAAAAGGCAATGTACATATTACATCCTGCAAGGCAATTACACCCACTTTTTTCAACGCACAAATGTTACCATATATCAGGTTTCCGTTTTTTACAATGTAGCTGTCACCAACCTGCGCACCTGTACCCTGATAAGCGTCAGAGAATGTAATTGAACTTGAAACATCCGTATAAACACTTGTCCATGTGTCATTATACTCCGTGTAAGTTGGACCCATATCATTATTTACACCAGTACCAGTTGGACTATTTGTTATACCTGCTTCGTTTGCATCACAGCCTATAAAGATTGTATCCGAGTTAAGCGCACCTGCAATGTTTCGCCTTGTAAACCCTCTTACATAAATGTTTTCAAACACATATTTTGAAGTAGCAACGATTGCAAGTCCTACGCCAACTTCTGGACTACTTTTGCCTATAATTGCACCGTTTGAAGCACTACACCTTTTAATCACACTGTTCTCGGGGTTTACATAGTTAAGGAACTGACAGCACATATCATTCAGGGGTACGCCAGAACCATCAAAAGGTGACGGCAAGGTAGTATCAGCACGGAAGTTCTCAAAGTGTACGTCATTTCCATAGGTGTAGATATAATGCGTGTGCAGATTTGTGACATAGACACCGTCCACATAGTTTGCACCTATAATTCTGAAATAGTCACAAATGATGTTGTCGCATACTACATTGGATACTTGTCCGTATACTCCTTCATACGGGGATGCACCCTGAATTGATACCATACCGCCGCTTGCATAAATGTTCTTGTACAGTATATTTTTTGCTGATGAAGTCGGTTCAACCTGTAAAGCATAGAACCCTTCTGTGTACAGGTCAGAAACAATAACATTTTCAATAGGGGTTTTTGTTCCGTGTCTCTGTGCAACTGAACTGTAGTAGTCATTGGTTGTAATGCCAACAGCACCCCAAGCAGGACCACTCACAATAGGTCTTGTCACTGCGGGGTTTTCTGCATACAGGACTTTCAAATTACTGCAACCTGCATTACTGCCAACAACACCAATAGCTGTCCCCCAAAATGGTTGAAGGTCAGTAACTTCAATGATTGAACCTGCTCCAGTGCCTACAAGTGAGCAGTTATTGCCTATAACAATACACTTTGAAACAATATAATGTCCTTCAGGTACAAAGACAATTCCACCACCTGCTTCATAGGCAACTGTTAGCGCTTCTTGAATAGAAAGCCTGTCATCAGTAACACCGTCACCTTTTGCGCCATAGTCTTTTACATTGTACACATTCCTGAAACGTACACTCTCACCAAGACCCATTTCGTCAAGAATTTCCTTGACCATATCCTCTGTATTTGAATAAAGGTCATTCAATCGTTTGATGACTTTGCAAAGTGTTTCATAATAGGAAAGTGAATTGTCATAAGTTAAAGGAATTACCTTATTGCAAAACGGTCTATCGAAACGCATATGCTCTCCTTTCTTTATGAGTAACGTCTGTACTTGATTGAACGAACAGCAACACCGTTGTCGTTAATCAGTGTAACAGAATGAAGTGCATTTGTGGAACTTGCTGCAAGTGCAGCCTGTTCGAAATACTTGTTATCACCCAATTCTCTTGCAGTAGTAGCATCTGCATCTGACAGCCAGTAGGCATCATGTGAAATTACATTTGCAGATGTCATCCTCATTACTACAACACAATACTGATACATATGTTTCTCCTTTCTGTATATTATACACAGGGTTATGCATAATTACACAACCCTCTATGCGGTTTAAAATGTCCCTTTATCGGAGCATTACCACATTTCCATGACGGTTCTGCCTTCCCACGCATACCGTGACAGCCACCAACCATAAGTGCAATCTACCCAGTACCATTTGCCGTCAAGTTGCACCTTGTTCCACGCATGGCAACCGCCACCGTATTCTACCCATCCGATGACGTATCGGACAGGGATGTGATTTACACGGCAGAGAACGTAAAACGCACCTGCTATTCCTGCGCAAGCTGATTGTCTGCGTTCGAAACAATCCCTTGTAGTGTTGTATGCCGTTGTGTAATGCGTCTGATTGCACCACAAGAAAATTCTTCGCACCTGCCACTTCTTTGAACCGCTCACCTTGAAATTCCGTGCAAAGTTGCGATTGTATACGGCATTCTTCCGTAGCAGTTTCTTCAGGTCTGTGTCGATGGTCAGTGCATACCGAAAGCCTGTTGTATCAGCAATATGCACATGGTCACGAACTGCTTTATAACTTTCCCACGGACAATACTGCATCGGACTTTTGCGGAGCAGGTTGGTGTACTTGTACTGGTGCAACTCCCACATGGAAAGAGCCTTAGTGGTCACCGTTCCACCTGACAAAATGCGGTTTACTCTGTCATCGAACGATGCAGATGCTTTTATGGCCCACAGCGTGAGCAGTATAATCACCACCCACGCTATGATTAGTGTACGGAGTTTTATCCTCATGCATCCGCAACCCATGAGTAAGTCACTGCCCCATCTGTAACTGTAGCTTTCAGCGTGTATGTTCCGTTTGCTGACGGAGTATCCAGAATATCATCAAGCTGTCCAGACACGTTGACGGGGTATTCGCTGGAATGACCGACAGGCAACTCAAAAGCGCCGTCCTCATAGATGTATTCTTCCGTTCCGTCGGGAGAAACAATCTGCGGAGTGGTGTAGGGGTCTGCGGTTTCGGTGGTGGGGGTGGCAAGTTCGTAGACAAGATATACACCTGGCAGGCTTGCCTTGAAGGCTGTTTCATCAGTGTATGATGTATCCTTGACATATACCCATGAATTTGTACTCGGGGTGGTTCTTTTTATACCAGTGATTGTTTTATCTGTTATATAGTCAAAAATAGTAATTCCCGTTGCGTTTTGTATGTATGCAGTGTATCTACCACATATAAGATTGACGCTTGCACTTGACTGCGTTTTATTGGAGATGTCAGCATAAAAGCAACCATCTACTTGTTTCTGCCAGTTCAGCGTTCCCAAATCGACAATTCCATACCTGCGATTAACCGTTCCATCAGGCAGATATTCATCACCGTCATAGTACAGGTTTCCATTTGCGTCTACTTTCGGGATACCCCTCAACACCACATCACTGTCAAGCGCATAGCTGTGCGTAACATCATCAACAACGGTTTCGTGCGCTGTTAATCCCTCAATGCTCTTGAGCGTTCCTGCATCGTAAGCCTGATAACCGCTGTCAAACTGCTTCGGGAAGTGTTCCTTAAGCCATGCCACTCCTGCTCCTGCGGTTGCCTGTTCAAGGTTGTAAACATAGTCGGCTATGGCTGTGCCGAAATCCTGAGTGAGGTCAACAATCTGAAGGTTCTTGAACTTTGTGCCGTTATAAGCCTGAAACATCAGCCGTGTTTCCGTGGTTGCGGAGTATAATACCTCACCGCTTGAATAGGAGTTTTGGACACCAAGTTTCTCATAGACAACTCCTGCAGGGTTAGACGCAGTTACTTTTGCTGTAACAGTATCGCTTGAGTTGTTAAACATCATTACTATAAAATATTTATGCCCAACAACTGTACGGAAATCGTTATTCCGAATGTCACCATTGGCGTCAGCGTTTATTGTAACTTCGTTACTTCCCCATGTGTATGTTGTGGTGTAGTTAAAAGGACTCCAATTATTGCCATTCTTCAGTTCTGGCAACAGCTGATTATTTGCAACCGTTCCACCGACAATCTTCTTCACTTCTTCCAGAGTAGCGTCATACGGCACAGCCCTGAAATTGTACGGAGTCTGGTCTTCCTTCTTCAGCCCAGAGACAAGCTGATTTGCGTACCCCGCTCCCATTTCGGGGTAGTTGCCGTTGGGGAACTGGTTTAAGTCATTCTTTAATTCAGTAACATCTTCAGACAGTGGTGTATAATTATTCTGAAGTTCTTCAACGTCTTCTTCTAAATCAGATACACTGTCCTCTAATGTTGCGACATCCTGAAGAAGCTGTGTATAATCTTCTGGAATGCTTTTCGCAATTTCTTCAATTCTTTCCAGTGCTTCTTCTGCCTGTTTTGCATATTGTTCTCCATCTGTGATATTGGGAAGAAGTTCCCTTTCAACAGTTGGTTCATTTTCATATTTTACATTTCCGTCTTCTGTAATTTTAATAGCCATATAAATACCTCATAAAAGGGGTGTATATTTCAACACCCCATTCGTGAAAGCTATCATTCAGTAGTGAACGATACAGTAGCACCAACCGTAAGGTTTGCAAGTGTAGCTGTTGCGGAATATGTAGTTCCATTGCACAGGATTTCAAGGTCAACCGTTGTAATCGGAGTTTCCGCATCAGGAACAATGATTGAACCATAAGGTGTAACACCTACAAGTTTCTCCGTTGCGTCTTCCGTCTGTACGAACGTGCAGTTAAGACCAGTGAAAGTACCTGCGCCTGTTGCGCTGTTGAACACAAGGTTGTAAACAGCGTTTCCGTCACTGTCTTTGTCTACGCTCTGCACCTTGTAGGAAATAGCAGTAGGCTGTGCAGTGATACCATCTGCACTCTTCACGAACACAATCATGTTGTGGAAAGGTGAAGATGAAATGGTTTTCCAAGTGTGATAGAAATAGTTCCATCTAAGTCCAGACGCAACATACTTCTCCGTCATTCTGGTAAGGTTGTCATAGAACTGAAACCAATCACTGTCACCGAATACACCGATAACATCTTTCATGATATTCAGTTCAGCACTTGTGACTTCTTCCAGACCGTTGCTCTGTGCTCTGATTTCAGCAAATCTTGCGTTATCAAACGTACTGAAGTCATCAATCAGGTGAAGTCTTCCCATGAAGTCAGCCTTGTCCATGTTGAAAGCAGATGCAAGGATATTTACATCGTACTGTGCATTGAACATGGCATCCATGAAAATAACCTGTCTGTTCTTCGGGGTGCTGTTCATAACATGGAACATATTGTACTTATCACTCGGGAATGTGACAAGGTTTGATACTCCACGGAAAGCAATTGCACTGTTGCGGATGTCAGTTGCATCAACAGCTACAGGGTACATATGACCCTTGTTTACAGTTTTGATAATCATGTACTTGAAGAGCAAAAACTCATCGTACTGATATGCAGTGTAAATGCTGTCAACCACTCTGGCAATCATATCCTGAACACCATTAAGTGAAAGAAATGCCTGTCTAAGCTGTTCTTCCTCAATCGTAATTGGGTACAGTACTCTCCAGTTGATAGCATGGAATGCTGACTTAACATCAGGAAGGTATCTCTTAAGTTCCCTTGCTTCAGCTTTCTCTTCAGAGAACAGATAAGGTTTCGCCATTTCAACGAAAATCTGTTCTACAGTTTCGCCATAGACAAGTTCGCCTTTCTTAAGTGGTGCATAAGGGTTATTGAAAGTACAGCTATCAATAACAACCTTTGCAATCCTGTTCATAAGTGCGTTGATGAACTGATTGGCAAGACCAGGGTATCCAAGCAGGATAGCACCAATTTCAGGTATCTGAGTTTCCTCTGTAATGGTGGGAATTGAAGCCTGATATTCTGCTGTTGCATTTGTACGAATGACATTCAGAATGTCAATGGTACTTGCATTAAGTGTAGTGTTTGCTATACGTCTGGGCATGATTATTTACTCCTTTCATTTGTAAATAGTTCATTGAATTTTGTGGGAACGGTTTCTTCTTTTTCGATTTCCTTTTCTTTAACTTCAACTTCCTCTGTTTCAGGGGTTGAACTTCCTTGTGAAAATCTGGTAAGATATTTGTTTCTCCATTCCCTGTCATTTGTTTCATATTTCTCCTTCCAATCAATAGAAGAATTTGCGGATGCGTCATTGAATGTGTCAGACAGGTTTTCAATTAAAGAAATACCTTCATCTGACATTGCATTTTCACCAAGCAGGTCTTTTGCCTGTGTGATAAGTTCGTCAATAGTTTTAATCATTTTTTCATCCTCTTTTTGTAATGGTTAAATTATTCTCTTTAGGTACATCCAAAGTGGCATCTTTTTAGGTGTTGTAGGTGTAGGAGTTGGTCCAGGTCCGGGTCCAGGTCCAGGTCCAGGTCCAGGTGGTTCTGGTGCTTCACCACTTATAAGCTGATATGCATATTCTGCCCATTGTACTCTGGCAGGATAATCAACCCAATCTGGCATACTTGTATCGTGCCATTCAAAATCATAAAACCAGTATGCAACAGCGTCCGCTATGCTCATCGTTTCATTGTATATATAATTTTCGAAATTGATTGATGGATAAGCACTTGAAGTAAGCCAACCCCATAGCGGTCCAACATTGTATCCCATATCTGTATAATAAGGGTCTGTTGCTTTGGTCATCAAAAAGCACTGATATATTCCATCATACCAATTATAACCATCACGCATTGCTAAAAAAGGCAATGGATTTGGACGCTCTGCTGTGTATGGATGATAATCGGTCCACTGTGCAAGACCCATACCACCCGGAAAATATGGAAGATTTGACAAAGTTCCTCCGTGACTACTTTCATACACCCCTGGGTTATAATGAGACTCTTCATGAAAGCAACCACAAGCACCTGCAATAGCTTTCTTTGACCAACCATAATTTCCTGCTAATTGGTCATATATGCAAAGAATGTTGTTATCCTGTTCTTCCTGTGTAAGAATTGTAAATGAACCACCAATACGGTATATAAATTCTCTGGGCATATTACTTATATTTCTCCATCAGCTTTACAAGTTCATTTACGCAACCCTGAACCTTGTTATAGTCATACCCTTCACTTTCCAGTTTCTTTTTACGTTCTTCCCCTGTTCCCCATTTCCCTGCAATTACTTCAAAGGCAAGGCTTACAATCGGTGTGAGTTCAATCATGTATGTTGTCATGCTCTACAACCTCTTTCATAAGAACACCCTTTAGTTCTGTTAAAGCAACCGTGTTGTTATTGATTGCTTCTGTCATATTTGACATTTCAATCCTGTGCTGATTGTTCAGGTCTGCAAGTTCTTCCCTGTGTTTATCAGTTGTGTATTTGACGTACCAACCCATGAAAATGCAACAGGCTATCGGAAAACCTACACTACTGATAAGCTGTGTGAATGCTGTGATGTCCATAGCTTAAAGATACCTCCTTTCCATACTTAATATTATCAAATTTGTTGCAATTTGTCAAATTTAATAGTATAATATTGAAAAGGGATGGTGAAAAATGAACAGCACTGTATTCTATGATGGAACAAAATTATTGTCAATGCGTGACATAAATGGTGAATTGCCTGAAATATATATGTGTACTTCTAATAGAAGTGCAGGAAAAACAACCTATTTCAACAGATTAGTTGTAAACAGGTTTAAAGATAGTGGTGAAAAATTCGGACTTGTTTATAGGTTTAATTATGAACTGGATGATTGTGCTGATAAGTTCTTTAAGGATATCAGCAACCTGTTCTTTCCAAATGATGTTATGACTTCAAAAAGGAAAGCGTCAGGTATCTATCACGAACTATGGCTTAATGATAAGCCATGCGGGTATGCTATTTCTCTTAATAGCTGTGATCAACTGAAAAAGTATTCCCATTTATTCAGTGATATCAGCAGAATGATTTTTGATGAATTTCAATCCGAAAGCAACCATTATTGCACAGATGAAGTCCGTAAGTTCATTTCTGTACACACTTCCGTTGCGCGTGGTGGTGGTAAGCAGTATAGACGTGTGCCTGTTTATATGATAGGCAACCCTGTGTCTATTATAAATCCATATTATGTTGAAATGGAAATTTCAAACAGGCTGAGAAATGACACTAAGTTCTTAAGGGGTGACGGATATGTTCTGGAACAGGGATTTATTGAAACTGCTTCAAAAGCACAAATGGAAAGTGGTTTTAATCGTGCTTTCTCTAATAACTCTTATGTTGCTTATTCTGCGGAATGTATTTATCTCAATGATAACCAAGCATTTATTGAACGTCCTTCTGGACTTAGTAAATACATTGGTACTTTAAGATATAACAACAAAGACTATGCTTTAAGGCAGTTTAATGAACTGGGAATTATATATTGTGATGACAAGCCTGACGCAACCTTTAAATATAAGATTTCAGTAACAACGGAAGACCATAAACTGAACTATGTTATGCTGAGAAGCAATGATATGTTCCTGACAAGCCTTCGCTTTCTGTTTGAACGTGGATGCTTCCGATTTAAAGATTTGAAATGCAAAGAAGCTGTACTTAAAGCGTTATCATATTAAGGTATCTGCATTGAACAGCATATATGACTTAACTGGATAAGCACAGTTGGAACACACTGCCAGTGATGTGAACGATATTGCTAATCGCTTATATGCACTCAATGTTATAGATATAATAGCAGGTGACTTTTGCCACCTGCTATTTTAATTTCAGTATTTTTCTAATAGCCTTTCAATGTCTGCTTTTAACTGCTTGTTATATTCCTGTAATATCAATGCAAGGCATACACCCTGATTTCCGTTCCATGATACAAGGTATGCTTTACAATCGTGACATTCATCTTTATTGCACTTTACCAAATCATCAATAATTTTTTCCTGCAATCTTGTTTTACTGTTTATCGCTTTCACTTTTTTTCACCACCTTAAAGCCTGACCACACCTTGTGCAGTAATTCAGAAAACAGTTGTATTCCTTATTCATTGTAGCAGATGCGTTTTCAATTTTTGCACCGCACACTGGACAGATGTATAAAATCCTGTCAAGTTCTATTGGTATGCACCTTTTGACATCATCTATTGTCTGGTCTACCATTTTCTCTAACACTTCTTTACCATCAGGAATGTAGAAATTGTTTTTTATCCATTCCAATGCATTAATAACTTTTATTCTGTCCATGTTAACTACCTCATTTCATAGGTTGTAGGTGAAAGAACTACACCACCTTTAATGTGTACAGGAACTAATTTTGAAGGTACTTTTAATCCTATGTTAAAATCTTCAATCGTTCTCTTAACTTTTATGAACTTTATTTCTTCTTCTGTGTACTTCTTTCTTTCATCTTCATCTTCTAAATTAACGTCCTGCAACACACTATGCAGAAACAACTGCTTACATCTCTCTGGCATACCTGCACATTTAACGGTATAATATGCTTCTTCAACTGGCTTCATGTTCTCTGCTACAACGTGTTCAATGTATGTCTTTTGCCTGACAAATAATCCAATATCCCACTGACTTTCCATTTTCCAACAACAGAACTCTGTATCGTGCAACTTTACACCTTTTATTTTTTCAGGTGGTAAGTCACAATGGATGCTGTCTGTATCAGCGTAAATAAAACCTGCCTTGTTAGTGCCATAATAGTTCTTCTGAGCAGCTCTAATGGTGAAGTTCCTTGCGTATGATGTTATTGCACTTCCTATTGGTATATATCCTGGTTCTTTATCGTGTGCAATTTCTGTAATAAAACCAAGTGAACCGTCTTCCCTTAATCGTGCCACTTTATAACTACTGTTTGTACTGCTTGCCAATTTGCCATATAGGTTGTTCAGAAATAGTTTCGCAAGTTCACGCAAAGCACCTGTGCTTTCCTGCTTAATCTTTTTATACTTTTGAATATATGTTTCGAACAGGAAATAAGGTCTTCTTGCGTAAAACCAACACCCATCCAATATTTCCAAGTAATCAATTATATAATGTTCTTTGAATAACTCAAAATCTGTCATTGTCATTGTGATTTCACAAATTGCTTCTACTTTGTTGCCGTTGACATCAATATAATACCTGTCATATTTCCCTGTCTTCTTGTTGTAAATATCTGATGTCTTCAAACTTTCTGTTTGTCTATAAAGCAGGTTTCCTTTCATCTGGATGAATGGAAGATAATTCGGTCTTATCTTAAAACGTGTTCTTATCCTCACAAAGTAGTACCTGTTTTCCATCAGTGCTTCATCTGGAATGAAATTCCCTGTCCAGAATTTTGGCATTCCAACGGGATACAAATTACCACTTTCTTCTGACATCATAGAAGGGTAAAGTGAATTAACATCAAGTGTTGTTCCATTGCTGAAAATCTTGTGAGCCTTTTCAGGAACTATGTAGCACCAACCACCACGATATGACTTCTTTATCCAATCACCAACAGTATCTACATTGTGCCCTTTTAATAATGGTACTTCATAAAGGTTAGGAAAATCATGCTTGTAATCAATCTTATCATATTTCTTCTTAAACTCTGCAAGACAACATGAGCCGATTGTCATTCTATCATGTCCTTCTTCGAACATAACATTTAACGCTTCTTGAACTACCATTACGTCATTTGCGATGTACTGTTTTTCTTCATCTGTTATCTCACATCCTGCATATCTGTACCCTTCATATTCCATTTCCAATTTCTGATGCTTTGTCTTAAAACCTTTTCCAATCTTTTTTACTGAAAATGGTAGTAGTTTTAAGCTATCCCTGAATTGTATAAACCTATCATTTTCCTTAAGCATTATGTAATACCACTGACCCATATCAGATATACAATATTTGAAAGTATCGTTCTGCATATCCTTATCATCTTTGAATACATAATGCGCTAAGCCGCTGGCATCCTCATATTCATCATATGCCTGTTTAAACTCTGCAACCCTTAAGAAATGAGATATGATAAATTCACCATCAAATTTCAGGTTATGAAAGTATATAACAACATTGCCGTATACCACCTTTGTTATGTACCTTAGAAATTCAGTTAAGCTATGAAAAAGTATAACATCTTTGTCTGTGTATTCCTTACCTAACGGAACTAACGCAACTGCCCAAACTTGCGTATCTTCCTGACCTTCATACACGGTAGTTTCAAAATCTGCCATGTAATAAGACCATTCTTTTAACCTCATTACCCTCACACCTTAATTATATACACCGTTAAATTCTTCCTGCTCCCCAATGTCTTCTAAATCTTGTTCAGATATGCCACCTTGTGTTATGATATACGCTAATTCAGTGTATGCCATGTTTATGACACCTGCATCGCTACCATAAATCAATGCTGTTAAGTCTCTGGAAACAGTGTCAGCATTTTCTGCTAAACGTCTGCCAACTTCATTCTTTCCAACAGTGGAAACTGTTTGCATTGTAAGTGATAGCAGTGTTGCCTTTTTGCGTTCACTAAGTTCTACATAATAATCCCACTTTTTAGCTTTATGACCACGATAGTCAAATGTTCGTGGTGTCGGTTCGTTTAATCTTGAGAGAAAGTCATCTACAAAATTATTATAGACTATTTCACCATATTGCTGATTATCACTTACTATTTCACCACTACCTGTATCGAACCATTGTCCAGTCTCAGGTTCATAATGAATATCTGGTCTGTAGGTACGTTCTTCCTGTGCTTTTCTTGTCCATTTTTTGTATTCACTTTCTAATTCTTTTCTTTGCTGTGTGGGTATCTTTCTCCATTCTTTAACACTGTATTCAATATCTCCATATTCTACTTTTGTTTCACGATATAGTTTTGCGTATCTATCAGCAGAGTATTTCTTCAATAATCTTGTTTGCTGTGCTTTTTGCTTTGGTGTCATATTTGTTCTGTCAGCATACACAGCTTGTACAACATTCTCAGGGAATGTGTAATTGGCAGGTTTACTTTGAAGAACACGTTTAAAGTTCTTTTGTAACCTGTCACCTACTGATAACACTTTTCGTGACAAACTATTCACCACCTTCCTATAAAGCCAAAAAAGAGCGTAACAGGGTTTACCTGCTACGCTCAACCCTTTTGCCTACGGGTTTATCCAATCCGGCAGGTGATAAATGACTTACCACTATAGTTTTTACTATCCTGTCGGAATGCAATAATTGCATATTCTTCAGCTTCATCAGCTTCAGCGTTTGCTACATCCATTTCTTCACAAATCGCTTTGAACGTTTCGATAAATGACGTGCTACCTGTTGCAAACACATCACCTGATTTATCAACGACAATGAAGGTCTCATAGTCTTTCTCATTTTTTGACTTTTCGTTATGAACACCAAGAAGCGCGTAATAATCTGGGTGGATTACCACTTCCTCAACTTCCGTTGCTTTATCAAGAGAAATGGCGTTCATACCTGTCTTCAGTGCTACACGTTCTTTTCCTGTCAATTTCTTGCTTGTTTCAATAATTGTAACCTGATAATTCTCACTCATTTTTAATTCCCTTTCTACTGTTAAATTATGTAGGTTTCTCTGCACTCAGGGGATTATTCAGTTTCGTTCTGCCCTCGTGGTGGAAGGACTTTAGCATATTTTACAAAGTCTTCTTCACTCATACCATACAGGCATTCTTTTTCAGTTACATCCAGAATAGAGACAGGCTTAATGCCTTCATCGCACATCTGTGCAACTGCTTTCAGCATCTTTTCCTTGTCTGCAATCTTGCCAGACAGTGTGAACGTCTGCTCAAGGGTTTCTCTTGTCTCAGTGGAAACACAAAGAACTGATGCTTCAACGCTTTTAATTGTTCTGGTAACCTGTGGTTTTCTTGCCATTTTCCAATTCTCCTTTCTTTTGTAGTTGTGCCTGCAAGGCAGGATGCCGACAGTCAGGTGGTGAACCTGCAAGTGTGCCTTTCGCAATCTGTCGGCAGGTGTATTTTTGGGCAACTCTATTATCTCATACCCTATGGAATAGTGCAAGCATTTTTTCAGCTTTTGGATTTTTTACCCCTATCTTTTGTCTTTGGTTTACCTTGCAAGTGAACACAAACGTCAATGCGTTCTAACAGGGTTTCAATTTCTTTTCGGGTATCTGCATCAGTGTTTGAGTATGCATAACTCAGTGCTGACGCTAATGTGGTGCATTCTGATGCTGATAAATAAAGTCTCATTTGCTTTTCCTTTCTGGGACAGGTTTTGAGCCTGTCCCTGAATACTGATTTATAAGTTGCTATGACTCCAATTATTGGCTTGCGCCCGTTAAGTATACCCTTTTATCAGGCTTAATCGTTTCACAACCGAAAATGCTTTTCAATTGCTGATAATTGTTGTTAGTATGCTTTTTGGTATAAGGGCATTCCGTCCAGTACCAAAGTTTATGTTTTACTGACCATCTGCACCCGCATTCCTTTATTACATCTTTATAGGGATAGGTGTTGCCCCTAATCCACAACCATGCCCCGACTATATCAACTTCAATGTCAGGAATTACAGACAATGCGTTGATAATGCTGATGAATGCGTCAATGTTGACTTCCTTTTGCTGTGTTTTTTCTTCGTGCTGTGTTTCCTGTGGTTTGTGCCTGTTTTTAAACACTTCCCACCATGCACGAAACTCTGACGTGACTTCCTTCAATTCGTCACCTTTCCAACCATTGTCTGGATGATATTTTCGGGATAAATCCCTGTACAGCTTCTTTCCATCTTCAGCATATTTACATGATGAAAACCATTTCCATTTGCTCATGATACACCATTTCCTTTCATTTTATTTGGCACTATTGCCGAATGAGTGAGGAAGGGAGTTGAACCCTTCCAGACCGCCTTTCGGTTCACTCTGCTTTTGTGGTTCTGGGTGGAAGAACCTTTGCAAGTTTGATAAACTCACTCTCGGGCATACCATACAACTTCTCACTGTAAATGATCTGTTCTTCCTTTACGAATATGTATCCATCAGGAGTATTGGCTTTTGCCTTTTCGATGATTTGTGTTTCCTTTAAACCTTCCACACTTCCAACATAAACTTCAATATCCACAACCTCACGACCTGACACTACCATGCATTTCACTGTTGCGTCTGTAATTGTTCTGGTGACCATACGTTCTCTTGCCATTTTTCAATTCCTCACTTTCGTTAAATGGTTGGCACTATTGCCTAAGAGTGAGGAAGGGAATTGAACCCTTCCAGACCGCCTTTCGGTTCACTCATTGAAAATCACAAGGTATTCAGTCTTAGGTGTCAGCACTGTCAGTCCGTCATCACTTAACCATGAAACTGTAAAGGCTTGGCAACTGTGTGAACAAATACCAAATGACTCACCATGCCTTGAATTACGGAACATATCCCAAGCATCATCAAAAGCTTGTTGCTTGGCACTTGACCATTTATCGTACACTTGGTAAAGTGTATCACCTTCCCAATGTGAACCAATTGCAATAACCGACTGCCCCTTCTTAGTTTCCGCTGACAGTACGACAACATTTCTGCCGTTGCTTCTGGTTGGCATCATTCTTCTGATGTCTCTTACCTTCTTTTCAAATGCTTTTCTTTCCAGTTTCATTTTCTAATCCTCACTTTCTTATTGGTATACCTTTATCAGACGGTACAAAACTCCATAAATACATTGGTTTCGGTGTCATAATCAAATACTACAACGGAT